CTTGACCTGTTTCCATAGTCCATTCGCCAGCCCTTTGCAATGGAGACAGCAAATCGTTGTCCGAAAGAGGCCCGTATTCGGCAACGACTTCAATGTGGTACGGGCTGTCGCCGTATCGCTCATTAATAGAGATTTTCTTGAACCTTGCTAGCGGCGCACTAGGGTGCCCTGCGCCCCATTGGGTTAGGCCGCATGCCGTAGCAATGGCACTTGTTGAATCTGTCGGATTGCCTTGCAGCGTGTCATTGGAAAGCGTGCAGACAAATCGCCTAATACAACTAAAAGTACCAGGGTTTTCTTCTTCGTAGTTTCGTGCGAGCTCAGTGACAGATGTAATGGCCATAATGTTACCGTGCGCCAACAATCGATACGGGCCTGCTGAAATAATTGTCGGCGGCCCTGCGGATGTTGTTGTTGATATCACGAAGCTGCTGCGTTTGCAGACGCTGCTGTATCAGTTGCAAGTCTTGTGATCTCGTTGCAAGATCGACAACTAGGGCAGCGCCCTCCTGCGTTCTGACATCAGTGCCCTGTATCATTTGCGGGCCAAGCGTGTTCAGCTGCCGCAATCGTTGTGCTTGGCGGTTTGCCTCTGCTTCGGCTGCCTTGCGTTGTTCCTCAATAAGTTTTTGTTGCCGAGCGTTTTCCTCCTTCTGCATCCGCTGCTGCTCATCCGCTGCTGCCTGCGCTGCGGCCACTTGTTGTTCGGCGTATTTGTCTTGAACTGCTAGTGCGTTTTGTTGAGCAGCCTCGGCCATTGCCTGCTCTTGCTTAGACGCCTCTTCGCGGCGGCGATTTTCTTCTTCGATGTTGCGGAGTTCGTTGTTAAACAACTCCTGCTGTCTAGCAACTTCACGATCAAATGCTTCAGAGTTTAAGATTCCGTCGCGCGCCTGCTCCTGAGCAGCAGCGATCCCCTGCTGCAGCCGCAGTGCGGCGTCAAAGCCGGCCTGGCCAAACTCTTGAGACTTGGCAACCAGGCCGTCAATGTTGTTGTTGACCGCGTCGAATGCTGCCTGAAAGCCTTGGCCGAAGCCTTGCTCAAGTGCCTGCTGCTGGTCCTCCAGGCGGGCTTGCAGTTGGTCGAGCTCGCCTTGCCGAGCGGCAGCGGCGTCAGCCTCGGCGACGTTGTTGGCCTCTCGTGCTGCGGCCAGTTGCTCCGACACACGGGCCTGCTCCCGCTGGACCACCAGCAAGTCCTGCTCGATGCGGGCGGCCTCGTCGTTAGTCTGCAGTAGCTGGTCGAGACGCTTCTTGTCGGCGTCGGCCTGAGCCTGTGCAGCGTCAGCAGCCTCCTGCCGCAGTTGCCTCTCCTTTGTCAGCTCGCCGTTCAGTCGCTCCATGAAGTTGTTCATGATCTCGATCTGGTCGGCAGTCAGTTCGCCTTCCGCCGCCATCTGCGAGAACGTCGCCAGCGTGGCCTGCGACTGCTCAAGGAATGCCGACGTGCCGCCCTCGGCTGTCGATAGGAACTGGTCGAGGTCCGCAGTTGCGGCAGCCAGGTTAGCCTGCACCTGAACTTCTGGGAGCCGTGCGTTATCGATCTCCGACCGCAGCCCACGGATAAACCGCTGGCCTGCACCAACGCCAGCCGCCGTGGCGTCACCTTGACCTCCGGTAAAAATGCTGTTGAAAGTGTTTGCGGCATTTGCTGCCGCGGCTTTCATCTCCTGGGCATTTTTGCGGGCAGACTCTTCTGACGCTGCCACCAGCCCGGACCCAAACGCTTCTAGGTCATCGCTCAAATACCCGCCGATGTTTTCAATGATCTTGCCAAAGCCAATCAAAAGCGTGTCTATGCCGATCTGGATGGCGTTAAAGGCAGCCCGAATACCTTCTGCACCTGTTAACAGCACCTTCGACGCCACGTCGAAAACGTCTGCCGTGTACGTCAGCGTTTCCCCGAGCGATCCAAAGTTTTCTACAAACGTGTCGAAGATGCCTGCGAAATATTCTGCTCCTTCCAGCAGCACGTCTGTGATGGCGTTGGCAATGCCGGTGCCGCCGGTGCCTTGTGATCCGCTCCATTCCTCAACGAATCGCAAGAACTCGTTAGTGACGGCCGTGACCGCTGGCGCGAGATTGCCGATCACCTGGCCCACGATGCCGTTAATGGTTGCGGCCACTAAGTCAAAAGCGTCGTTCATGTCGGCGACGTTGTTGACCTGCGTCTCACTGATGATGATGCCGAGCCGCTCGGCACGGGCCCGTAGTTCCTCAATGCTGGCCGCACCTTCACGAAAGAGCGGAGCCAGTGCCGCACCCTGCTTGCCGAAGATGGCGACGGCGGCGGCAGCACGGTCTGCGGCCGTCGGCAGCTGCGAAATAGCCTGCCCAATCTCTGAAAACTGCTGCTCGGGCGACAACGCCCGCAGTTCCTGCAGCGACAGGTTGATTTCTTTCAAAGCCTTGTCGAGTGCATCACCAGGCGTGGCCTTGCCGATGCTCACGGCCAGCTTCTGCACGGCATTGCCGAACGCCTCGGTATCCACGCCAGCCAACTTGGCTGCGAGCGAGTAGCCCTGCAGTGCCTCGACGCCTATGCCGGTTCGAGCCGACAGGTCGTTCAGCGAGTCGATACCAGAGTTGACAGACGTGACCAGCGAACTAATGCGAGTAGCAACATCTCGGAATGCGTTGCCGATAGCTTGAATACCGCCGACGATAATGCGGCCGACTTCAATGCCGGCGAGAAGCCGGGTGTTGTCTGCTAATGACTTGATTTCTTTGTCGGTTTTGTCTGCGGCCTTGCCCACTCTGTCCAAGTCAGTGCGAGCTTTTTGGGCTGCTCTGTTGTACGTCTCTTGCGAGATGCGGCCAGCACGCAACTGCTCATCAAGCTCGTCCATTGTCTCCCGATATCGTTCAGTCGGGGAAATGTTTGCGCGAGTGATTTCGGCTGCACGCTTGAACGCAGCGGCCTCCTTGTCGATTTCCTCGCGAAGGTCTGCAAACTTCTTGGCAAACTCGCGAGGATCGAGGCCGCCCTCTAGCTGCTGCTGCAGTTTCTTAAACTCAGCGTTGAAGCGAGTCTGCGCAGCAGCACCAGCTTCGCTTTCCTTTGCAAACTGGTTAAAGACGGCAGTGGCCTTCTCGGCCTGCTCCCCAAGGTTCTCCAGCGCCCTCTCTGCTGGCGTAAGATTCTTGGCGACGCCAGATGCGTCGGCAGAAATCTTCATTGCCAGTGAAAGGATGTTGGCCATGGCTACTCAAACATGGCACCAAGCTTGGCTAGCTCGCGAGCCATTTCGTCAGATGTTTGCGGTGGTTTTTCTATCGGCACGAAATCGGACGCCTTTGGTGCCTTGCCTCTTTCGCTGTACGGCGCGAGCACGGCACTGGTGAGCAAGCCCGTCTGCTGCCACGGATCCGGCAGGGCGTGGTAGTAGCGGGTGAACGCCACCCACTCACTTAGCTCCTGCGAATCCATGCGGCGAGACAACTCACGCACTGTCATGCCAAGGTGCCCGGCGAGGCGGAACAGAAACCTCCGCATCGGCCGGGTCTTTAGTTTTTTGCTAGCTCCTCCACGTCGCTTTCGGTCATGTTGTTGTGCTTCATCGCTCGGTCAAACAACTTCGTCACAACGGCCGACGACTTTTTTGCAAGCCGCTTAATGCCCTCCTCGTCGAAGAGCCTGTCGCCGCTCTCGGGATGGCACAAGCAGCGAGCGAGGTACTTGGTACGGAAGTTCTCAATGCCACGCTCCTTGTTGCCGATCCACTCCTGCTCGTAGGAGTCACGCTCCTCGACGGTCATGACGCGGATGCCGAGCACCAGCGGCTTGCCGTCCTTGTCCTTCCATTCCTTGACAGTGACCTTGAGAACCGACAGGTCGTCGGAGGCAAGGATCTGGGCTGCGAGCTCTTCGACTGACAGAGGCATAATCTACTCCTAGGGCTGAACGCGAAGCGTGACGCCGTAGCGGGCCACGTCATTGACTTTGCCTTCCAGCGTCAACTTCTCGAGCACCGCCGTGGCTCTGTAGGCAAGCCCGCCACCTGCGAGGGTGAACAGCGACCGCACGCCGTAGTTGGCAGTCGAGATGTTGGCCGTGTGAAGGCACGACATCTCTATAGTGCCTAAGTCAAGCGTCCATGTGCTGTCACGCGCGAGAGGCATCGCGTTGCCATGCGTGACTTTTATTAAAGCGACCTCGCCAAAGGCTACGCCGCCCCACGTCGCCGTCACGCCCGCAGAGTAGGTAGCCATGACGGTCCTCCGTCACGGACTAGCTGCGAGCAATCCGAACCGTCACCTGGCCTCGGATAGCGTCCTGCGTCGCCAAAGTCAGCGTAGAGCTCTGCACGGTGCCGGCACGGCTGAGAAGCGAAGAGCCACCAACCGTGATGGACACTGTGCCGGTCGCACGGTCGGCAATCAGAGACTTGCCGACGTAGTCAACCTGAACGGTCTGTCCGGTATCGCCGGACACCGAGCCGGCCAGCGGCAGATCAAGTGTCTTCGCAGTCTCGCCGGCGGTCTGGCCGAGGTGGGCCACGTTGATCTTGTCTTCCTCGGCAGTCGGGTCGGTCGCCGACACCACGATGTTGGTGACGGTGAAAGCGGTCCCGCCAAAAGAAAAAACTGTGCCGGCACCATCATGCGGGGTTTCAAACGGCATCGCTTATATCTCCTGCCAGAGGACTGAATACTGCTGGTTGACGGTCAGAATCGGCGGAAGGTCGCCACCCGCGAGTTGCACCACGCCGTCAGACTCTGTATCTAACGACACGTTGCGAACGCTCACATAGTTTGCCACTGTGGTGCCGTAGCCATCCAGAACCGAGCGGCACTTGTCGGCGATGTCGCGGGCCTCTCCGTACGTCTCTGCGTACACGTCCACGGCCACCAGGACGACGCTCATGCCCATCGGTCCGCTAAGCGTTTGCGACCGCTGGACGCCCGTGCGACGCCAGGTCACAAACGGCAGCGATGCCGAGGCCGGCGCGACCACGGGAAACACCCGCTGACCTACCACGGACGCTACGGCCGGGTCGGCCACCAAGGCATTGGCGAGCAGCTGCTCCGGGCTCTTAAGTGGCATGCCTAGCCTCCTGCCTGGATGATGGCACCGGTGATGGTGCCGGTGCTTGAGCGTGCGACCTTGGCCAGAGCGGCGTCCAGCGACAGGCTCAGTTCACGCTGCAGGATCTCGGCCATCTGGCCACGGGTTTCGTTCCATGCGGTTTGCACAGGAGACACGCCAGCACGACCGCCAGCCGGCACAGGGTCCAACCGGAGAGCTTGCCCCTTTTTGCCTTTCTTGAAAAAGGCGTATGGCTTGTCTGGAGTGCCGTCTGCATTGATTCCAAACTGACCGCGTTTGTTCCAGCTAGAGGCAATCATGGCACCCTGGCCAGATACTTCATGCTGCGAGACGTTGGCCACTACGCCAGACTTCATGCGGCGAACATGCGCCTTTCTGGTGTATGCCTTGTCGGCGATCTTCTTGATCTGCCGCTCCTTGGTCCCAAACTCAATCCACCACTGATGAAACCCTCGCTCCTTGCCGAGTCGCACGCTGCCAGGGCCAGCAATCTCTGTTCCTCGCTCTCGCTGTGATTGGCGATAGCCGATCAGCCCAACGGCACCGCCGTTCTTGGGATAGGACACAACCTTTGACGAAACAGCACGCTTGAGGTTGCCGGTCGGCCCGATCGGCGTCAGCTGCTGCAGACGCTGCTCCGCTGGTCGCACGGCCTTCTGTAACGCCGCCTTGAGTGTCGCGGCCAAACCAGCGTTATCAAACAACTTCCCGAGCGCCTCTTTCGCCGCTGCGATCTCGCCAGCGTCGATAGCCACCGTGATGAACGACATCAGACGGCCTCCTGGCAGATCAGCTCGTGCTCGGTGCGGTTGTCGTGCTCGAGGATCGACACAATTTCAAGCACGCGGCCACGCCACGACAGACGCATCTGCTGCGTCAGCCCGCTCAAATACCGCATCCGTACGCGGTGGCTGGCCTCGGTCTGCTGCTGGCCCTGCAGAAAATACTCGCGTGCCGAGATGCCTTCGACGCTGGCCCATCTTGTTGCGTACGTGCCCCATGTCTGCGTGACCTCTCCCAGCGGCGTGCGGTTTTCCGACGCCTGCTGCACAGTGACACGCTCTCGAAGCCGGCCGGCAACTATCACGAGGCACCCCACATGATGAGCGTATAGGTGCCAGTGCTGGCTCCTGCTTCAAGCGTCGGTATCGGCTCTTCATCAAACAGCTGTGTCACTGCAGTCTCGCCATCCGACGACACAACTCGAAACGAGTTGACTCCAGCGTCGTACAGGGCGCGGCGAGTTGTGCCAGACCAAGCAAAAGCAAGCTTGTATGGCGATGTAAGCTCAACAAGTGTTCCAGATGCGTTTCGGTAGTTCGCAAAGTTGATTGTTACGTCCGCAGTGCCTGCCGTCGCAGTCATGCGCACAACCTTGCCAGACGCATAGCCGGTGCTTGACTCAAGCGATAGCACCTTTAGCCGACTGCCAGACGTGTCGTGAAAAAGGGCGTCAACAGTGATGCGGCCGTCGATGCTCATGAGCCGTAGACGATTAGCGTGTACGTAGAAGTTGAGTTGGCTGCGCGAACAGTCAGGCTATTTAGCTCGTATGCGTTTCGTGTCGTCGCAATCTCTCCGTTGGAGTAAACCGAAAATGAAATCTGTTCAATTTCATCAACCCCTTGCGCGATTACGTCGGTTCCTACAAGTGCAATACGCTGCACTGAGTTGAAGACGACAAGATTTCCAAACGCATTTCGGTACGGAAAGCCCGACGAACTAGGATAGAACGTGAGGCCATCTTCATTGCATGTCCCGCTTACGACGCACACAATGCCATCCGAATACCCGTCTGCCTTGGTGAGCGAGATCACGTTGATCGCGTTGGTCCCGTCCTTGTCATGAAACAAGGCGTCAACGGTGATTCGTCCCTCGACGGTCATCGGTACGAACCCCAGCGTTGCGAGTCGAGCAGGGCTTTCACGCCGAATGGCACCTCGACGCTGCCCGCGTTGTCGGCTGCGGTACGGCGCTCATACAGCGTGCCGACGACCATCAAGATCGCGTGCCTAATGGCGGCCGGCACGCTTGATCCGCTCGCTCCGTAGCCGCCCCACCACGTCACCGTGACGGCGTTGTAGTCGTCAAGGTTTGCGGGCCACGTCCCGCTCCGCAGCTGCCGCACCACGCCGGGCGTTGAGTTGCGGTCCACACGGTAGGACGCAGTCGAAAGCGTGGCAGTTGCCTCGTTGCCGAGCGTATAGGTCACGCTGACTGCCGTGGTCGTGCCGCTCGTCGCAATCGGCGGCCGTGGCAGCTCGATCTCGTACGGGAACGAGTCAAGCCGCATTGTCCACTGGGTATTGACCAGCGACCGGTCTAGGTACTCTTCGACCCACTGGCGAGCCGCAGTGATGAGCGTGCCGATATAGGTATCGTCGTCGCTCGTATCCACACGCAGGTGAGCCTTGGCCTCCGCGACCGTAACGGGCTCAAGTGCCGGCTGCGTCGTGCGAGTCAGGCTGCGGTACTGCACGGGGACGACCTCTCTTGCGTGGCGTAGCGTCGGCCTTCTCGGCCTGGTGCTCAATGGCCGCCGTCTCGATCAGGTCGCCCTGCTTGTCCTCGACGGCGATGCCTCTACGGATCCAATCGGTCGCCATCCCGTCCGGCACGTCTGGCAGCACTTGGCCACGCCGGTAGACACGGTACGACTGCGTCATCCTGATTCTCATGATTTCCCTACGCTCCATGCAGTTTCCGGTCGCTGGCCGCCGTTGTTGGTGAACTCGGTCGTCCATTGAAACGTCGGCTTTGTCAGATCCTTGCCGGGCCACGTCACCACGTACTCGCCGTGGCCGATTACGACCCGTGGCGTGATGAATACGCGGTTCCCGCTTTCTCGCCAATTCCGCCAAAACCAGATATCAGGATCCAGCCGCCCGTCGTTCCATGATCCATCAGGACCGGGCTTGCTGTGAAACCAAGGCTTTTGGCATCGCTTTAGAGCCGCCGTGCTGATGACCGTAAGCCCGAAGTGAGCCGTATCCACTTCCTGGACGGGCTCGCCGAACCAGCCCGCAGGGACGCTTGTCTGGCCGTCTGGTGGCGGATTGTCCAGCGTGCCCTTGAGCGTGAGCATCGGCCGGCCGTCTTCACGCTTGGTCTGCATGCCGGTGATGGCATCGCACTGAAACGTCATGGCCATCGCAAACAGCGTCTCAACGTCTTCGCGCGTGAAAAAACTGTCGTAGTCGATCGTCAGCAAATACTCGGCTTTGTCGATGAATTGCTCCATCACGCGGGTATTGACCTGATCCCAGAACGCTCCAGTGCCCATCGTCGGCCGGATGCCGAGCGGCATCAGTGCTTGAGCCCACGAAAAGAAGTTTGACGTAAAGCCCAGCCGAGGCATGGAGAGAATCGCCTCGACGCGGATATCTACCTGCGTATCGCCGACACGCACCAGCATGAGCACCTCACAAAAACGAAAACGGGTGGCCCACTTGCGTAAGCCACCCGTCTAGGTTGATGAGGCTGTCAAGCGCTCAGCCGGCGGTGTTGACTTTGACGCCCTTGGTCGTGGCGTCGTACGGGCCTTCCTCGCCACGAGCCAGCCGAGCCGCCACCACGATCACGGTGTCGGTGTTCGGCGACGCCTTGACCTGGAGGTATCGCTTGTGGCCACGGCAATCCACCTCGAGCCGCGAGACAGTCATCGTGTCAGTGACGGTCTGGCCGGCATAGGCAGCCGGCTTCAGATCGCCAGAGAAGCCGGTGACGGTGGCGTACGTGCCGCCAGACGTATCCGACTCCTGCAGGGTCAGGGTCTGGGCCACGCTCGACGTGCTGGCCGCCGGGCCGAAGATCACGTCGATAGAAGCGTAGTCAAACCCGAGGGTATCAAGCGTCAGCGTGTTGGTCTGTGACGAGGTGTAGACCGCAGCCTTCCCCGACACGACCGACTTGGTGGCAGCGACAGAAATCATCTGATGGGTACTCCTAGAGGGTCAGGCTCACGAGGCAGCGGTCTTAAGGGCGATCACGGGGCCAACGGTGCTGGTGTCGCCGAGCGAGTGGAAGTTCGCCGTGGCACGAACGACGCCGGAAACCAGCGTTTGGTCGAGCTCGACGAACCGCTCCGAAGACACCCGCAGCTGGTAGCCCTGGCGGATACCAAGAGCACCGGCCATAGCGAGGTCGCCGAAGAGCACCTTGATCTTCGACACGTCCGAGCCGAGCGTGGCGTTCATCGGATGCACGAGCACCACGGGGTAGCCCATGAACGTCAGGCCGAAACCGTTGGCCACGCTCGCGTTGCCGCCCTGCGCCAGATCCAGCCGCTGCATCGCGGCGTGGTAGCCAGCCGGCGAGATGTACCAGCGGGCACCAGGCAGGCTGTACCGAGGAGCCTTCGCGAGCACCGACAGGAAGTCTTCCTTGTCGAGCGTCTCAAAGCTCACGTTTCCGCTCGCGGCCGTCACCACGCTGGCCGAGTAGGCCGAGGTGTTGATCTTCGTCGCAACGCCGTGATGGCCGCCGTAGCTCGAGGTGCCGTCGCCGATGAACGCGGCCTCGTCGAGAGCCTTGGCAACCGCCAGGCTGTGCTCGGTCGCGATCAGGTCGGCCACGCCAACGCCATCGGCGAAGAGCTCGTTGCTGACCTTGGTGGCCACGCCGAACTTCTGGGCGACGAGCTGCACCTGCGTGCCGGTCATGTCGCTGTAGGTGAACTCGGCATTCTCGCCCATCCACGCGCCCGAGACGCCGCTGACCCGCTTCGGGATCGACAGCACGTCGGACGACATCGAGAAGTTCTGCAGGGCAGTCGGGGCCACTCCGTACGTCTCGACGTTGCGGATGACGGTGCTGGACAGTTCATCCGGCACGCTGAAGCCACCGGCCGAGTTGACTCCCTCAACCATCGTGCGGGCCTCAACGCCGTGGTCGTTGCACCACCGACGAGCATCGGCGTCACCGCCGTAGGTCGCCTGCAGCCACTTGCCGACCCGGTAAGCCTCTTCGTGGGAGCGAAACGCCTTGAGCGTCCGGCTGTCGCGGACGGGCTCAACGCGGGGCTTCGCCTCGGCGCGAACCTCGGGAGCCGGGCTGCAACGCTCCGCGACGCTGCGAAGGTTCTTGGCCGACTCGGCGACCTTTGCCTCGAAGTCGATCTGGCCGGCGAGCTTCTGGGCACGCTCGGTCAGTCCCTTCAGCTCCATCTCGCGGGCGTTGGTGTCGCCGGCGTTGTCGGTGGTGTCGAGGGAGGTCAGAGCCTCGATGCGAGTCGCGACCTCAGTGGCCTCGTTGCGGAGGGTGGTGAGCCGGTCCATACGTGATGTCTCCAGGGCGTGATTGCCGTGGAGTTCACGATGCCACTACGACCGGGGTGTCTTGCAGAACCGCACTTGAGAAAGTGTTGTTTTCACAAACGCCACCGCACGAGCACCGCACCGTGGGCAACGCAGATACCGCTGCCGTTCATCGCCGCATGCACGGCTTGAGCGACACCGCAACTTCTCGCCGCAGGTGCAGCGGGCCTCAGACATTGCGGAGCCTCAGCATGGCGGCCCACGCCTGGGCGACGCCACGCATGGCCGAACGCACGGCAGGCGGGGCCGCTTGCTCACCCTGCGACGCCAGCCATGCCTCGTAGGAACGCATGGCCACGCCGGCACTCGTCTGCGGGTACGCCGGCACCAGCACCGGCCCAACGTCGTAGAGGCCCGACACCTCGCGGATCTGCCGCACGGCCTTGCCGTCCTCGCCGGTGCGGAATGACTCGTTCTTCGGGTCCACCGTGAAGGCGAACGACGAGCCACGCACGTCACGCCGCTGGATGAGCTCGAGCACGTCGGCCCGGCTCACGGGCGGCGTTACCACGTACTTCAGCCCCTTATCGTCGCTGGACAACTCCAGCGTGCCGCTGGACGTGCGGCCCAGCACGATGTTGCTGTCGTGGTTGAAGAGTGCGACCACGTCGCCCTTGCCACGCTGGCGGTTCAGAATCTTGTCGAACGCACCCGGCAGGATTTCCTCTTTGAATCCGCCCAGGTCGAGGCTCAGCCGGTTGTACACGGCGGCATAGCCCACGATGGCGGCCCGGCCGTCGGCACGGCTCTCGATCACGAGCTCGTCGTCGTGCTCAAAGGCGAAGTCACGGCGTTCAATCTCCATCTGTGCTGTCCTCCTGCTCGGCCTGGTCTTCGGCGTCGTCCTCTGGGCTGTCCTCGGCTTCGACCACCACCGGCGGCTCGGCCATCGGCTCCGCTGCCGGCGGCTCCTCGCCAGCCTTGTCCAGCGTGGTCATGTTCAGTTGGATGAAGTGCTTGTCGCCCTCGGGGCCGAGCGGGTTGAGATTCTCCATCTCACGCACTTCGTTAATGCTCATCCACCCGTTCTGGATCGCCGAGACGTAGTAGGCGGAGCGGCTCGCATGGTCGCCACGCAGCAGGCCGCTGACGTTGTGCTCGGCAAAGTACGTCTCATCGTCGTCGATGAGGTCACGGGCAATCGCCGCTTCCCACCGCTTGAGATGCGGCAGCAGGCAGTGCTGCACGAACTCCGTGCCCTGCACTTCGATGTTGCTGTAGGTCGAGCGGGTCAGGTCTTGAATCATGTGCGGCGGCACACGGAACGCCCGGCAGATTTCGATGACTTGATACTGGCGAGTCTCAAGGAACTGCGCCGCCTCGTTGCTCTGCGACAACTCGTGGGCCTTCACGCCGTTGGGCAGCACGGCCGTGCGGTGAGCCCGGTCGCTGCCACGGTGCATCCGCTCCCACTGTTCACGCAGACGCTCGGCCGCCTCCACGGGAATCGGGTTGTCGCTCTCCAGCACGATGCCGGGCCGGGCACCGTTGCCGAAGTACGTGGCACCGTGGGCCTCCAACGCCTGAGCCAGGCCGATGGCGTTCTGGAACAGCCGGTACGTCGGGATTGGGTGAATGCCGTCGCTCGTCGTGTACCGCAGGGCGAAGATCTGCTCCTGGCGGTACACCGTCTGCCGGCCATCCGGCTCGCGGTACAGGTAGCGGATCTGCCCGTTCTCCAGCCGCTCCTCCTCCATCCGACTGCTGTGCAGCGGCCAGAGCTCGCCAACCGTGCCACGCGGGCCGGGCCGCTTCTCTGCGTACGACGCGCCATAGTGCAGGTAGAGCCCCGTCATCCAATCGCGGAACTCCTGAGCCGTCTGCCACGGATTCGGCTGCGTGTGCAACAGACGGTACAGCGGGTGCTCGGGCACCTTACGCTTGCCGCCAGTGGCGACTCGCTCGTACAGATGCAGCGGCAGCGACGAGACCGAATCTGAGATGACTCGGATGCACGCCGTGTAGGCCGAGCAGGCCATGGACGTGTCGGCGTTGACCCGGATGCCGGACGACGTGCGGCCACCGCCCATCTCGCCCCAGTCGATGCCACGGAGCTCGTGCATCCGGTAGTCGTTGGTGGCTGTCTCGTTCATAGGGTGATGATGTCCCAGGTGCCTGCCGTAGAAGCCGACGTTGCGTAGACGCCAGCCGCCATGGTCAGTGCCACGATGCCGTCAATCCGCTCGTGACTTCGTTGCTTGCTCGGCTTGATGTTCTGCCCGTCTGTCTGAATCGCCACGTTTCCGGCCTGCCACGTCAGCACCTCGTGCCCGCCGTGCAGGAGTTTTCCACCGACGATCCACGCCTCAATCTGCTTGGCTGGCGCAGACATGGAGCCGTAGCCCTGTCCGAAACCTACAACGGGCAACCCGTCCTCTTGCAGCAATTGCGTGAGATGAGTCGAGTTCCAGCGGTCCACTGCTATCTGCCGAAACCCGTACTTCTTGGCCAGGTTGTTGATGTCGGCACGCACCTGCGAGTAGTCCGTGACGTTGCCTTGCGTGACGTGCAGCAGTCCCTTCCGCTGCCACACGTCATACGGCACCTTATCCCTGCGGACCCGCTGATGCAGGTTCTCTTCAGGAATCCAGAAGTGCGGCTCCACCCAGAAGGTGCCGTCATCCAGCGGAAACAGAATCACGAACGCCGTCGTGTCGAACGTCGTGGCCAGGTCGAGACCGGCAAAGCAGTCACGGCCGGCAAGCGGCACCGGGCACGGCGTGTTGCCCTGTGCCCAGCGATCCATGCGAAGCCAGCGTGTGTCCTGCTCCGTCCACTGGTTCAAGTACAACTGCCGGAACGTGTTCTCATACGTGGGCATTTCCATGGCCCGCTGGCACTCGCTCCGCAGAAAGTCAAGCTTGATCGAAACACCAAGATTCGGATTAGCAACAGCCCACGTCTTTTCGTCCTTCCAATCGGCAGCAGGATCCGCACAGTAGATTGCCGGCAGAAATGTCTCGTCCTTGATCGCCCCAGTGCGAACAGCCTCGGCGTACTTCCACACCTCCCAGCACACAGACTTCTTGTCGTGGCCAGCCGTGGTCAACGCCACAGTGAGCGGGTTGCGTCTGGCCCCCTGGCTCGAAAGCATCACTTCCCACATCTCACGATTGCTGACGTGGAGCTCGTCAAAAATCACAGCGTGAGCCGAAAGGCCGTGCTGGATTCCGGCCTCGGCAGAGAGTGCCTTGTACGTGGCGTGCGTTGACTCCCGCACGATGGCGTTGCGGTAGACCTTGAGATGCTGCCGCAGCACCGGCGACTGCTCCACGGCGATCCTGGCGGTATCGAATACAAGGCGCGCCTGATCCCTTGAGGCAGCACACGAGTACACTTCGGCACCGGGCTCGTCCTCGAGCATGCACCTGAGTGCGATGCCAGCAGCCAGCGTGCTCTTGCCGTTCTTGCGGGGCAGGGCCAGCAGCGAGGTGCGAACCTTTCGCCGGCCACCTTCCTCGGCGAACAACGCCCGCAGGTAGTCCCGCTGCCACGGCTGGAGCAGGAACGGCTTGCCGCCGAGCTCGCCCTTGGCGTGCGTCAGGTGCTTTTCGAAGAACCGCACCGCCAGGCACGATGAGCACTTGTTGCACGGCTTATCAGCCGAACATGAGGCGGTCTTCGTCGTCGTTGGACGCTGCTTGCTCAACGGCAGAGACTCTCGCCAAAGCGGACGCCGTAAGGCCAAACTGCTCGGCGAACCGCAGCATGTGCAGGCGGGCGTCCTTCTTTCGGTACCAGGCCGGGTGATTCATCACCCTACCTTTGTCGTCCATGAACGTGGCCCCGTGCTGCTTCAGTTCCACCTCGGCCTTGACCATGTCTGCCAGGGCGTCGCAGTAGGCGGCCAGCGTGTGCTGGTGCCGCATGCTCATCACCTTGGACGCCTCAAGCATCGGCACGATGCGTTGCCACTCGGCTTGGCCGATCTCGCACAGGTAGCTAGGCGGCTCTGGAATTCCAGCCGGTGCCTCAATGCCGCTCTTGTGCGGGCCTCTAACGCGAGAGCCCCGGAGCTTAAGAATCGGCTTAGGCGTCGGCTTTCGGCCCTTACCCATCACGCTATCCGCAGGAACGCTGGAAACCGCGGCACGCCGGCGTCTGTCATCTGCTGGAACTTGAACGTGAACACGGTGCCCACCCGTGGCGGCTTACGCCGCAGCGAGTCCGTCAGCCCTGACGATACACGGAACACGGTGCCGTCTTGCATCCGTGCCACCAGAGCACCAACGCTTCGGCGGTTGCGGCCCGTGCCCGGCTCGTACCCGATCACCGTGGCCTCAGCGTCCAAGAACGTCTTGACCTTCAGGAGCGATGCCGACCGCTTCCGCTGGTACGCACTGCCCGGCTCGCGGAGCATCACGCCTTCGCCGCCAGCCCGCACGATCTTGCACAGCACGGCAGCGAGCTCGTCACGACCACAGCACCGCTGCTGCTCAAGCACGAACGCAGGGCCGGTGCTTCCTGCCAGCACGTCACGCAGCAGCTGCTGCCGCTCCTCGAAACCACCAGTCGCCGACGGGGCGTCGAACACGGCGTAGCGGATCGGCCGCCACGAATCAGCGTCGATCCGGCGGTACGCACCGACGACGCTCTGGAACGTGCCGCGCCCGGCCCACAGTTCCCCGTCAAGGCTGACGCCACGGGGCAGGGACGACACAAAAGACGCCGGGGCGTTGATCTCGTTGCCGGTCCTAGTCGCGAGCGTGTAGCCGTCCCACACCGCACGCACGCCGTCGAGCTTCTCGCTCATCCACCAGCCGGCCGGGTCGCTGCCTGACCAGTTCTTCGCCAGCATCACCGACATGCGACAGCCTCCACGTTGAGATCAGCCAGCGTGATCGTCGCCGGCTCGCAGTCCACGGGCGAAATAGTCCAGCAGTACCAACGGCCGTCGGGATGCCTTGACGGGGGCAGCACCGACTGTGCGGGCTTGCCGCCGAATCGGATTTCTAGGCCGCCGTGTTTTCGCCAGCCGCACGGCGGCACGGGATCGCTGAGCCTGAAGATGCGGTGCTCACCACGCCCGCTGGTGTAGGTCGGAGTGCGAGCGTCTGTCAGGCCCAGCTGCTCGAGCAGCCGGCGGCCGGCGGCGTCATCGTATTCAATGTCGATCAGCGATCCGTGCCCAAGCATGATGCCGACGTTGTAGCCGCCGGCAATCCACTTGCCGATCAAGTCTGCCATCGTCGTGGCGAGCGTGTGCCACGCCATGCCAATCGGCATCTTGCCGCGCTTTGCCACACGCACGCATGCAGCACCGTGGCCAAGCAATGCGAGCAGTTCGTCATCAACCATGCGGCACCTCCGATGACGCAAACATACGCTCATCATCGGCCCATTTTCAACGGGTCGTTGCGTGCATTTCGTGCCTGGAAAACAGGCTCAAAAGTGCTGCGGCAACGCGCACTAAAAACGTGCGATTACGCATCACACGAGCGTCTTGCAGGTGCCGATTTTCTTGAAGGCTGCGACACACGCACATGCGTCCGAGAGCCGCCAGGCGTCACGCCACGCACTAGGGGCCACCATTTTCGGCCACGCATGCGTGGCGGAACGATGGTTTTCCTCAGACGCTGCCGGTATGGCAGCAGGCACCCTCCCAGGCTTCACCAGTTCGCGTTAGCGGGCGTCGCGATGTGTCTTGCGTGTGTGGCATCCATGGCACAGACACTGGCCTGCAGCAACGTCGTAGCGGCTCCTGCCGTCCATGCACCGATCCGTGCCTTCCATCACTGGCGACACATGGTCTGCATGGGCTTGCCCCTTTTGTGTGCAGACCACACCACAGGACTGGCACTGCCACGCATCCCGCGTGAGCACGGCCTGCCTCCACTTCTTGTGGGCCACTGAGCAATAGCCACGGGCTGCCGCGTTGGGCCTGGTGCTTTCGTCTCGCTGTGGGCGTGACGCACGCAGACGCAGCGGCCTGTGGCATGGGATGCGTTGGGGCATTACGACTTGAGCGACACGATGCCGGCCGTGCCCGTGCTGTTGGTCGTGGCCGACACGATCTTCAAGAACGACACGCCGAACACTGCATCAGGCAGGGCATAGATGCGTCCATCTGTGCTCGAGGGGGCCAGCGTGATGTCTGCCACCGAGCCATCCGCTGCGTACATGCGGCGGAATGCGCCATCTACCGTGTTGCTGCCCCACATCTGCAGCGTGCTGCTATTAGTGCTCATCGTGCCCAACGACACGACACCACCAGCCATGTCGTCGAGACGCAGTGTGGTAGCGAGAGTGGTTGTCGAATACAGCGTGACGTTGACATCACGCTCGTACCGCTTGATCTTCACATGGCTCATGGCTTATCTCCTGTGGCTCGGGGCATGGCCCGTATCGTGGCCTGCTCACACTGTAGGCGGAATCGGCTGGATTCTTGCAGTTATGCGTCCAGCGTCACCATCGTTGACGCATACACAGACGCGGTGATTTCCTCGACGACGCCAGACTCTATGAGTTGCGGAAGCAGATCCACGGCAACGGTAAACGTGCAAAACTCATCTGGAACTGCCACCATGCACCGCCCTCGAGTGTCCCTGGTGGCTTCTGCTGCTGGTGGCATGCAGGTCGTGGTGCCGGTTGCTGGGCTCGGCAATCCCCACGCCTGGTCTAGCGTGCCACGAACCTGCTCATACGTTGCCGCTTGCGACCGAAAATACCTCATGCGATGGTGACTCCCCATTTCTTGCCGAGATACTTTTCAACCGCAGACCTCTGCGTGCTGGTCAGGATCGCGGAATAGATCAGGATTTCGCACAGCGTCATGCCGTAGGTGCGACTTGAGTTAAAGCAGTCGCAGCCGACTGAAAAGTTCTTTGCGCCTGCTGCCGTGCTTGCCGAAAAGATGGCCAGCACTGCCACGTCGGTGGTATTTGGAAACGGAGTCACTGAATATGCGTCATTGCCAATGCCGGTAACGCTGCCCTTTGCTACAGAGGAGCCGTTCCTCCAAAACGTAACGCTTGCAGAAGGCGCCGGGTTTAGGCCAAGCTCTCCTGGCGCGGCGACGTTGTTTGATCCAACAGTGAGCGTGAACGCTGTATCAGAGTTTGCAGTCAGTGCCGAAAGATTTGCTGCTGCGTTGGTATTGGTCGCGCGGTACGAGATAATGGCACCATACTGCGCTGGCGTGCCGTCTCGCCTGGCGACGATAAACATGGTTTCGTTGGAAAACGACCCGCCCATGCAGGACAGGTAGTGGTTCACGCCGTCAAACACCAGCGCACTCTTGCCGTTGATCGTAGCCGTCCGCGTCGGTTGATCCAGGCCCACAGACTGCACAAGTGTGCGGCTGTTGCCGCTTTTGTCTGCCCATGCGCTGACGCCAGTTGCGGTCGTGATCGTCGTCGAGTCGCTGGCGTCGTACCATGCCGCAAGGCCGCTGATGCTTTTCGGGTTGAGGCCCGTTGCTTGTGGCCGCAATAGTCTCGGGCTCATCGGACTCATCGAGTCACCTCGCAGCGTCCTGTTTCGCACTTCGCTTGCACCGCTTCCACGCTCGCCACGCCATCACGAACAGCAGCCTTATCCACCACGGCTGCCCGTGCAGCACTAACCGCAGCGGCTGCTCGAGCGGGCTCAGTGGCGAGCTTGTGCGGGTCAGCAGAAAGCCACACCAGGAATGAAAGGACACACTGCCAGAGCCACATCATGGCTTCACCTCGTTGAGTTTCCGCCACACGTACATGACCAGCAGCGAGCCGACGACAGAAAACACGAAGCCAGCAGGCCGATACGACGATCCGGTGACGATTGATCCGACGAGCCCGCCGGCAATCGACCCGGCCACGCCGATGCCGATCGTCTGCAGCCGGTTTGCAGGTGCCGCATCTGGCCAAAGCCACTCGGCGATGCTGCCGGCGATGTATCCAAACACCACCCAAACAACGAGAGAAATCATCACCAGCCCTCCGCGTGACAGATCATTGAATCTTCGCCGTGTCGTGCGGCGTACGTTCGCTGCGGCATCGGCTCGGCAAACACGGCGACCCACAATCCAAGCTTGGCAATTTTTGCGAGGAAGCGTGCCACGGGCCTGTCTCGCTGCGGGTGAAACGGATTCACGGGGTTAAAGCCGGGAACGCTGGCGACGAGGTAGCCCACGACGAGGCAGGCGAGGCACGACAGGACGAGGGTGGAGCGGGTCATGGTCATGGTTAGAAGGCCAGTTGATGGTTGACCGAGGCCGTCGTCTTGACGGTTTTCGGCGCGGGTTCCGGTTGCATCCATTCGATGTGGTTTAGGTCGCGGTACTTGAATCCGTTGACGCTGCCAATCACGAACGAGTCGCCTTGTGCCAGGATGGCCTCGGCGTCCTTTCGCGTGATCCAGAACGAACCATCCGGTTGATCGGCCGGGTGCTTGCCGCCGCCGACGTAGTTGCCCCACGAGTTCATCACCAGCACGCCGTCGCGTGGGTTTTTCATAGGCTCGGCTGATCCGGCACCGTTGTTCTTGGCGTACTTGACCGCCACGATGCACATGCAATGGTTCCAAGTGCTGGCCCGGCTGCAGAAACCGTCCGCGTCTCGAGCACCTGACGCGAAGCCGATGTTCGAGCAGATAGGCACGCACATGCCTGACTCCAGTGCTGCCGTCAGGCTGGCCCAGTCTTCGCAGAGTGCGACAGCCTTTGCTGTGTGCTCGTTGGCCTTGGTGGCGAGATCTTTGGGAACGCCGTACGCTCCCCACTTCTCGGAGAGCGGTATCGAGTAGTTGGTCAGGTCGATGTCGCCGTACTTGTCGCGGTACAGGATGCCGCCGATGCTCTTGTCTTTGCACCGGCCGGACACCCAGCGTGCAGCTGCACCGCCATAGCTGCCGTCACTCCACCCGGCAAACGTGACTGGAGGCAGCCGAGCCGCCGTCCTGCTGCCGCCATAGATCGGTTCGGTTGCCACGACTCGCGGAAGATCTGCCAGGTTGCCAGCGACGTGGTCCACGCACTGGCCGATATATGAGCCCATCGCCCATCCAAAGCTCACGCACGACCCGTGCTGGCCTTGATTCCACGGTCCGAAAGCCGTTCCGTACTTTTGCCGGTGGCATCGGTCTGCGAATCGGTAGAGATACGAATCGACGCCTTTCGCACCGGCGATGACCTCGGCACCGGCCTGAGCAAACTTCGGCTGATCCAGTTCGGAAAGAAACTTGCGGACGCCTTCTGGGTTGGCGACGTAGCCGTAGTTGCCCTCGAGCCGGTCAGCGATGCGCCCGACGTACCGCGAGACAACGGTGCCGAGCACGGCCGCAAATACGACGAACGCAATCGCAGAGAATGTCCACTGCGATGGGTGCTCAGTGTCACTTCGCCGCATCGGTTGCCGCCCTCCCGATGTCGCGGTAGGCCGCGACCCACGCGGCACGTACTTCAGGCGTCAGCGGCCCTCCGTCCGTTCCGACTTTTTCGTCGAGGTATCTGGCGATGGCATCTCTGGCTTTCGGCTGGCGGTCGCCGATGGAAACGCCACGGCAGCGCAGAATCCGAGCCGCCTTTCGCAGTTCGTCAACTGAGACACCCGTCGCCAGATAAGGCGTCGGCTGGCTCCCGTCAAACTCAATCTCGTCGGCGAGCTCATGGCAGAGTGCTCCGATGAGGGAGGCGTCGTCACTGGCGGTCGGAGAGACGAACATGCCACGTAGGACGAGTGGCCCGGCGTCCGGCTCTGGCGTCGGCTGCTCGTCAGCAGTTGGCCACCACATCACGGCCAGCGCCACAAGCAACAGGGCCACGGCAACCAACTTCTGCGGCTCTAGCTTCCTCACCCAGTTCATAGCGGGGCGAAGTTTCTTGACATCGACGCCGTAGAAAAGCGCGAATGCAGCGGCCACCAACGCAAGCGAAATCATGCGAGTCTCCTAGTCCGTATCTGATTCTGCCTCATCGTCCCCGTCTCCTTGCAGCGGGGGCGTGACGTTGACCACGTCGTTCAGCCAATCCCATCCGGCTCGGTAGCAGTCCATCGCCTCTTCGTGGGCGTCCTTGCGATCAAGCCGGAACGGCTGCTTAAACACCTCTTCATCGAGAACCTTGCCGTTGCCATCGGTCACGTAGGTGTAGACGTACTGCTGACCGTACTCGACGACGATGCGACGCAGCACATCCTCCTTGCCTCTTGGGGCCAGACTCATGGCGTGGCTTCCCAGGGTTCGCAATCGTCTCCGTACTCGACGTGCTCGCAAGCCTCGCCCTCCAGCGGTATCCGCATCAGCGAAACGTGCGATGTCTTCGTGACGCGGCGATCCTCGCGGACCTCGTCAGTCCACGTCGATTGGATACGCAAGCACGCCTGCTGGATCTCGGTGGTTGTCGGATCACGCTGGCGAGCCGGCTTCTGCCGCAGGCGTCGGTCGTGCCGTGGCGGCAGGCTCCAGACGTGCTTGAGCCTGATGACTTGGTCGCGGGTAATAGTCCACCGCTCGCACAGTAGCCGCATAGGCATGTGCGTGAGCCAATCTGCGCGGAATGCCGTCAGGCTGATTGTTGCGGTCTGACCTCGCACGGCTCCGGCATCCAAGACATGAGCATCCGCTGCGACGGGTTCAGATACAGGTGCTGCCCGGTCGCCTCGGCGATGCTCTGGTGAAACGGCACATGCTCGCAGTCTGCGGTGCCGTCGTACGTGCCTCGCAGATAGGCGTCGGTGCGGTAGATGGTCATGCCGCCGAACGCACTCGACACAAGCACTGGAGGCGAGCCGACAGGCGGCAGCCAAGAGAAACCGAAACCGCCGTAGCCGTTCTGGTAGGTGTCGTAATAGCAGCGATGCTGCCCGACGCCGCGAAGCGCCCAGAGGTCGTAATGCACCCACAGCGGTCCGTTGCCAAAGTCGTATTGAAACAGCGACACGCTCGACATGCCGTAGGCACCCGGCATTTCGACAAGCCAACCGATGCCGCTGAGCACGCCCTTCTCGTTCCAGCCGCCCCATGCGTCGAAGTCCACGACCACCACGTAGTCGGAGTCTGCAGCACACGCTCGCACCCACCGCTGGCAGGCGTCGCGGTACTCGGCGAGAGCCACGGTGCGCCGGCCGGCGAACTCGGCTGCGTACTGCTCGCGGCCAAGCATCTGGTAGTGGAAGGTGGCCTGATTGTGCTCGCGTGCGAAAGCCGCAAGCACCTCGAGCGTCTCATCCTCGCAGTCGTTCGACTCAACGTGTAGTTGCCACGTTTTGCACCGTCGCCCGAGGCTCTCGGCTAGGCCGAGGTTCTGCGCCAGCCTTGCCGCACAGTTGCGAGCGAGCCCGACAATGGCAATCCTGCTGTGACGCAGCCTCTCGGCACCTTCGGCGACACGCTCCTGATACGGCAGCAGGAATGGCTCGCTTGGAAACCAGAGCTTTGCCGGCATGTCAGGCATACGGCACCTGCCTCCTCACGCACATGGCACGGCGCACCTCTTGCGGCAGATTCGTGCCGTCCACCCACTCGCGGCACCGCTTGTAGAAGTGCTCGCGGCTCTCGCCTTCGCGGCCGATGGCACCGTACCCGGCCGGATCTTGAGTGAAGACCGCACCGAACTGCGGCACGTACGTGCAGCCATGCATGGCCGCTACCGCGGCGTATCCAATGGCGTCGCTCCACGGACCCATGCACCAGAACTCACGCTCGGCGAGCCACAGCAGATGCTCTCGGCGGATACCGGCACCTATCCCCGTCTCACTCGGCCACTGCCAATGAACAATGCGGTCGCAGGTGGCCGCCGCGTCGAGCGTCGTCGTCTCGGTGTATCCGCTGATGACTCCGTGCGTCACGCGGTTAGACGTGTCGCACACGTAGTAGTCGGTGAAGACCACTGCAGCATCAGCGTGGGCCTCGATGTGCCCGAGGCACCCATGCACTAGGGCGTCGTCGGCACCCATGCACACGACGTGCGTGCCCACCAGCGACGGGTAGACCGTGGCCGAAGCTTCTTGCCAATCATCGCTTTTCTCGTCGTGACGCACGTATCGCACGCATGGGTAGTGCTGCTGCACATGCTCTACGACTGCCGCCGTGTCGTCCGTACTTGCGTCGTCAATGACGACCACTTCGGCCGGGCCTTGAGCGGCCGCCGAGACAATGGCTCGAGCAAGCGTCTCCGCTCGGTTCCACGTCGGGATGACAACCGACACGCTCACAGCTTGGCTCCCGTGCAGATCGCCAGCCTGTAGTGCGCCATCGGGCCGAAGCCGGTGTGCAGCGTCTCGTCGTTCATGCCAAACAGGTAGACGTTTCGCCAGTAGTGCAACAGCGTGTCACGCAGCCCCTGTTCGGTCTTGCAGTTAACGTGCCCGGCCTTGCTCACTGCTGATGCGTATGGCTGCGACTCAAGCGACGGGCAGCCAAAGATCACGGTGCCGTGGACGCCTACGCTCAGTGCCATGTTGCCGAGGAAAAATCCCTCACGCTCGGCCGGCACATGCTCAAGCACGTCGAGAGCAAACGCCGCGTCAAACTCCTGCAACAGACGGTCTGGCGGAAACGTCGGCTTCGCCGTCATGTCGTGTTGGCGTACCACGACGTTCTGTTGCTGGCGGCTCCTGGCGTATTCGACGAATCGCTCGTCAAAATCCACGCAGACAAGCGTGCCGACATCGCGGGCCACCACGGCCGATGCCCAAGCGTCTCCGCAACCGACCTCAAGCACTCGTTTGCTGCCGGCCAACATCTTGGCCACGAACTTGTACCGGGCAAGCGTAAACCCGAGCCGCTTCGGATCCGTTCGCCATGTGTAGTTTGCCATGATGCCGAGCTCGGAGAGCCCGCAGGAGGCTAGGTCGTGCAGCGGCTGATATTGCGTCTCGCTCATGACACTCGCACAGTCGTGCGCCCCTCCGTGCCATACGACTTCTCGACCACAAGCCGGGCCACGCAGGTGTCGTCGCCGACCACGTCCTGCAGAGCGTCCAGCACGGCTTTGCCGATGTTGTCCACGTCGGGCCTCGGCAGTCGCGGTGCCGTGGCCTTCACGCCTGCCTTGTTCATGTGTGACTTCGGTCTGGCAAATACCGCATCAATCACCACGTTCAGCGGCTCGTCCGTGGCCGGAACGCTAGCCGCTCGAGCAGCTGCTGCTATTGCTTGGCGATACGCATGCACCGGATGCGTCTTCGGCACGTAGGCGCGAGCAAAGCCGCCGCGAGTTGAGACACGCGGCCGAGGCTGCGGCACCGGGTCGCCGTCAATGCTGAACGTCCACGACATGCTCTGACGGTAGCGGCGTAGTCAACTCGCCGGTCGTCGTCTCGGAGATCCAGCCAATGTAGTCGCCCACTCGCGTGTGGCCGCTTTCCTGCCCGGTCGTGCTGAGCACCTGGCCTTTGCCGTCCCGCATGACTATGGAGTGAATACCGGCAAGCCGACCGCGCACAAGCATCGCACCGCCGCTGTCGCCTGGTGCTGTCAGGATCTCGCGAGCCGACGTGCCGGCACACCCGTGGCAGATCCATAGGCTCCGGTCACGCCTGCAGATCGTGTTGGTTCCGGCCCGCCGCTCGCCATCAATGGTGTCGTAGCCGGTCGTTAGCGGCCCCGTCGCACCGTAGCCGACAATCACCACGTCGTCGCCGATGGCCTCTGTGCCGTCCGCCAGCAGCGGGTACGCCGCAAACCCTAGCGGCTCGTCGCAACGCAAAAGGGCCAGGTCGTGCTCGCCCATCATGGCGTGGCGAAAGCCGGGGTGCACAATTACGCGGCCTACAATCCACGTACGGTCGCCGAGATGGACGCTAGCCTGCTTGGCGTCATGCACGACGTGAGCGGCCGTAAGCAGCCACTGGTCGCTGATGGCCACGGCAGACCCGCAGCCAAGCTCTCCTTCGTGGTTCTCGGCGTAGAGCTTGAGCACGTAGCCGTGCTGGTCGCCGGCCTCAAGGTAGCGGGCGTCGTCGATTGCCGGGTCTGTCGTGCCCGCGAAGGCCGACCCGCACAAACACAGAAGAATCAGCAGGCGTCGCCCCATGCACGGATAATGGCATCCGTGTCACGCTGTCTTGCAGCGGCGTTACGAAGGCTGCGTAGCAGCGGCATTGCGAGCGGCGCGGCCGCGTCGTGCGAAAGCGTAGGAAGTTATGCAGCGGATGGTGCTGCTATGGGAAACAACAGAAACAATGGTTCTCTGCACTACGCCACGCCAATCGGTAGCGCCTGTTGTGCCAACCGTTTCCGGCTGATCTCGACGTACTCCGGGTTCACTTCGATCCCGATGAATCGCCGCCCCGTCTCGCGGGCCATCTTCGCCGTCGTGCCGCTGCCACTGAACGGGTCGAGCACAACGTCGCCGGGGTTGCTCCATGAGAGGATGTGATCGCGGGCTAGGGCTTCTGGGAATGGCGCAGGATGTTCGTTTCCATCTCCTCCTACGTTCATTTGCCAGACGTTTGTGCGAAGCCCAAAAGCGGGTGTGATGCCAGATCCGGTTGCCCTCGCTCCGTTTTTCACGCATCGACCTCCAGCCGTTTTCCGAAAGACCTTGCCAGCCGTTGCATTTGGGCGATCGGTTATCCGGTTCACGGTCGCGGGCAGTCCATTTGCAAACACGAACATAAACTCCGCCGATTGCGGATATGCAAACTTGCTTCCATTTGCACCCTTTGGCGGCTTGTTCCAAATCATCGTGTCCAAAAGACGCAAGCCGATGCTCTTGAAGTGCAACGCCTGCCGATAGCTCGCGCCAGATTCGTCGGCGTCTTTCGTAGAGTCCGCCACGTTCCACACGATCACCCCGCCCGGCTTGAGCAGCCGCTTGAGATTCCACGCCACCCCGTAGAAATCCCACGAGTGGCCGCCGTAGGTACGGAGGTCGTCGTATGGCGGGCTCGTCACAACGAGGTCAATCGACTCGCTCGGCATCTGCCGCATTACATCGCAGTTGTCGCCGCAGATGATTTGGTCAAGCGGGAGAGAACCAGCCGATGCAACGGACGGCCCTGCTACGTCATGTGTCATGGTGAGTTTTCCGGTGGCCGCCGTTGATCTTCCGTGTTCTGATCTACGCAACCTCTGCTAACTTCGCCCGCAGAACCCGGATGCACTCGTCGTTCTCTTCGTTGCTCGCCGGGTCGCTACGCTCGCTGGCGTTGCTCTCGGCAATGGCGAGTTCTTGCCGCAAGATTTCGACGGCTGCGGCCTTCTTCATCTCTGCGTCACGCAGCGTCCGCAAGAACGGCAGCGCAGCCTCTACGAGCGCGTGCATGGCACCGCCCCTTGCGTGCCAATCGCCGCGGGTCGTCTCCTTCTCTGCCAGCGTGATGATTGCGTCCAGTTCCCTGATGTCGATCATCTCCAATGCTCCTTATCAGGACCACGCGATGCCGTCTGCGGAATTGTAAGTCAGCGGTCGCGGGCCGCTTATCCTGCGTGTTCTGGCTATCTACTAGCCACTTACTAACTTCCGAATTTTTTTATATTTGCCGCTTACCAGATTACGGCGACGGTATCGCTGGCGTTCTTAGGCGAGCCCAGCCATGTTGCGAGCCTGTCGCAGAATCTCGTCGTGTAGTGCCCGCTCGTTTTCCCACGCCACCTTCCAACCATCACGCTCAATCCGCAACCGCTCGATCTCGCCAGCCGCCTCCGCGAGCAGCGCCGAGCGGTCCAGCGCACGGCACGCTTTGACGCTCTCGCGGAGACGCTGGACAAGGTCGTCGCTCATGACCTGGCCCCTTGCGGCAAGTATTCGCCTCGACGCCACGCACTCACCTTGCCGATGGTCGTGTTGTCTCTCTCGCACCGCCGCTGCTCGTAGTGCCGCTCGCGACACTCTCGTGCTCGGGCTTCCACCCAAGGCGACAACGCCAAACTATCCAGCGACGCCGCGTCATCCTCTGGCGACGGCGGCGGCGGCTCCTGCGAGACAGGCACGTAGTCAATCTTCCGCCTCGGCAGCTGATACCGCTGAGCCCAGGTGTAAATCGTGCTTGTTGACACCTTGAACCGCACAGCGATCTCCGCTTTTGTGCGACCCTCTGCCCACATCGCAAACAACGTCGCCACGTCGCCGCCAGTGTGGTGATTCATCTTCGACTTCGCAGGCATCAAGCGTCCTCCGACAGCGGCATGATGACGCCACGGTACTCGCCGCACGTTATCGTCACAGCGCCGCCGGGCTCGGTCGTGTGAATCGACACGTTCGGCTCCTCGTCGCTCGGCACGCCGTGCAGGTACTCAATCACGAATCGAGGATCCATCTTGACTCTGCAAGGCGTCCCGGCCTGCACCACGTCGCACTTGACCTTTGACTCGCCGTACTCAGACGACTTGCCAGTGAGCACGAGCGACTCGCCGAAGTCGTAGAGCACACCCCTTGACTGCTCGCTTGTGACGACGCCGGCCGCCCTGGTCGCAGCCAAGAGTTCGCCACGGTCTACCGCGTGCGGCTCAGTGCTCGCCTCGGGGAACACGTCGCGCCAGCGTGGGAACTTGCCATCTAGCAGGCGGGCGGTCAGCACGCCTCCGTCGAACGTAAGCACCACGTCCGACTCGGTCGCCTCGATCTGCACCGAGCCCTCGCTGCGCTCTGCGAGCGTGGCTGCGAATCGCATGGCCACTGCTGGCACCAGCGTCTGCGAGTTGTCCACCGCCTGGTCAGTCTCGGTCTGCACCGCAGACAGACGCCGGCCATCGGTGGCCACAAACGTAGGGTCGCCGCCGGTCACGTCAATGAGCACCGCGCCGAGGGCGTAGCGGCTCGACTCGCTGTCGCATGCGTACGACACGGCGCGAACCGCTCGCACGAACTGGTCGGCCGGCAGGCGGCAGATAGGCGTCGCACCAGCGGTCTCCCAAACCGGGAACTTGGCAGCGTCCTCGGTGGGCAAATCCCACCTGCCCCGTCCGCACTTGATCGTGACTGCACCAGCCTTTGGCGTGAGCGTCACGCTGTCGCCATGGCTGCACGTCCGCAGGATGGCCAGTAGCCGCTCGGCCGGCAGCAGCATCGGCTCGCACATCTCGCCAATCTCGCGGTCAATGCGGATCTCGAGGTTGGTCCCCGTGATGAGCCCGTCGCCGATGCGGACGTTGCCCAGGATCGGCTTCGCTCCGCGGCTCGACACGACCCTCGTCACGTCCTGCAGTGCCGCCAGCAGCGTGCCGGCCTGCATGGTCAATCCCGTTCTTTCCCTAGTTGCTGTCGCCATTCCGTGGCTCCTTCTTTGCGAGTGTCATCCCAACCAAGATGCCAAGCACGAACGTCGCACCCAGCAATGTTTCGCCAATCGAAATCCAGACGAAGTCAACGACGTTCATAGAGATGCCCCCGGATCGTCCTCGTCGTCCGCCAACAGCGGCCAGTCACGCGGCTGCGTCCTGGCTTCTATTTGCTCGAAATAGCACGCCTGACGCACCAGCCGGTCCTGCAGCTGCAGGATGGCGTCGGCAGCCTCAAGTGCCGTCCGCTGATTGCGGCGGATCTCTTTCCGCATTGCACGGTACGAAGGATTACGGCACGCCATGTCGCAGCAGAGTGCAAACTCACGCAGACGGGACACGATTACGTCAGGCGCCATAGATCACCTTGATGTTTCGAGTCTTGCCTGGCTCGCGGCTTATCCATCCCTTTTTCTCAAGAGCGTCAAGGTGGACGGTTGCGGCGTGCGGAGACTTCGCACCGATGGCGGCGGCGATCTGCCTGACGGTCGGCGAGTACAGGGCCATGTTTGCCCGGATGAAGTCCAGCACCTCTTGCTGGCGAGCGGTCAGCCGCTCCTTGGCAATCTGCGTCATAGATCCTCCTCCTTGAGTTTCACGGCCTCTGCAAGCGCCACGACTTCGTGCGGCCGACGGTATGGTGCCGGCCGGTACTGCGAAAACTCTTTCGCCTTTCGATCCAGCAACTGCCGCTTAGCCACGTCCTCTGGCGTCTTGCCTGCTGACCTGTTGGTGCCGCCCTTGTCCTGCGAGCGAGTCAGCCAGGCCACAAAGAACCGACGCCAGTTTGATTTCTTGGCTCTTGTGGGATTTCCACGCAGCCATTCGGTAGCCCGCAGAAGCTCTATGTCCACGACGCACGCCGGGTACGCCTCAGCCCACGTCTTTCGGTCTGCGTCAGAAATCCCCTGCCATCCAGCATCCAAAGTCCAGCGGATCGGCTCGTGGTGCTGCGAGCGTTTCCGACGCTTCGGCGGATCGCTCGTAGCAACAACCGGCGCAGCCGGTTGAATAATTTCTCCGTCAGGAGAAATGCCTGCATTTGACGTTGACGTTGACGTTGACGTTGGATGGCATCCGTTTGCTGTGCGTTTGCTATGCGTTTGCCGTGCGTTTGCTATGCGCGACGCATCACCGCACCACCGCCCAGACGCCGCAGACTTCGCAGCCTGCGATCGCTTCTCTCGGATCTCGACGCACCGGCAGCGGTGCTCCTCAAGCTTGGCGTTCCGCCTTGTGCCGTCTTCGCAGGCCGGGAACTTCTCCGACAGGACGTTCCAGCATTTGCCGACGCCAGCAGACAGCCTCTCGAGGTCGGCCAGGTCAGCCGGAAGACAGCCTCTGTCCCACTGGATCATCAGTAGAGTCAGGTAGTGGCCTCGTTCCTCAGCAGTCCAGCCAATGGTGCTGGTAAGGAAATCACGAACGTACAGCGGGAGGTAAACGTCCACGCGAGTGTCAGCGGGCATTGGAAGCCTCACGGGCCTGTAATTCCTTTTGCCACTGCACGGCCTCTGCGGCCTGCTTCACAAGCTCAACGTGATGCCGGCCTATAGCGTTCGACGCTTCATACAACGCGCGGCTCGACTCAATCGACCGACCGTCCTCAGCCGCCATGTCGTTCAGCATCTTTCGGATCAGACGCATGAGCGTCTGCGTAAAAGCCGGTGGCTTTGTCATCTCGGACTCCTTTCCATTCCGCCCCGCTGCGTCGAAGCGGCATCGTGCCTATCACGAGGGCGGCGTCGATCTACTCAACAGCCAGCTCTCGCTTCTCCCGAAGCCCAGCGTTGTAGAACTTCAGCAAGCCATGCGCGATCGCCGCCGGGCGTGTGGAACTACTAATGAGCTTTCTCACGCCAGACGCAAACCGAAGAACGTCAGCGACGGTTTTTGTGCGAAGTTTCTTGACAAGCCTTGTGCGGTCAATGTCTTCGCACTTGTGAAGAAACAGGCTCATGCCGTCCACGATGTCGCCGCGAAGAGCGTCATCCTCGCCGCCCCAGCAATCGCAAAGAATCCGCAACGTGTCGATGACGTGCTGGGTGCCACCACGACTGTACGACCGCTGCACGCTGCGTACGCACTTGATCCAAGGCCAGACGCCACCCTTGCCGCCATCAAGTCGGATCTTGAGCCCAAGCGAGTGAACAGCGTTCTGTATCGCCACGGCTTCTTCGTCGCCCTCTGCAAGGAGAGCCTTGAACAAAGCCACTGCGTTGACGTTCGCCCTGTCCTTGTTCACCTTGCGAAAGACGGCGGCTTCGTGCTGGGGTCCGCTTGAATCAAAGATGCGGCACGGCACTTTGTTCCGGCCGATCTTTCTCGCAGCCGAAAGACGCTGTAGTCCGTCAACAACCCAATACGTCCCATCAGGCCGCTTGCCTACAAGCAGCGAGCCAAACGCATCATCATCGAATCGCTTGGCGATCCTGTTAATCTGATAGCCGATCATTGTCCGCTGGTAGGCGTCTGCGATATTCAGAACATCCACCGCAAGTTGCCTCTGGTCTGCCATTGCGTCACCCTTTCACTAGTGTCCTTTCACCATCCTCGGCCGCACGTCACCGCGACGCCGCCGTTACTTTCCACACGCTCGCCATCCGCCCACTCGCCGTCCGCCTGGTCCCGCACTCCACCACCAACCCGCGCCGCACGAGCTCGATCCGCCGTGGCCGCTGCGTTGACGGGTTCATCCCCAGCCGTCGCTGCATCTCCTCGTCGGTAAGTCCACCTGGAGTCGCCGCCAGGAGCTCGAGCACACGCCGCTGCATAGCGTTCAGCGTCGGCGCGTCGAGCGAGTCAGCCGCAGCTGCCGATGTCGCGCTGCCGCGCACGGCCGGGGGGCGTTGTGCGAAGAGCGGTAGGTCGGCGACGCGAGACACAACGTCGAGGTAGTAGTCGCTCATGGAATCCTTTCCGTGTATTGGCCCGTGTCGCTGTGCTGCGCCGGTGGTTACTCGCCACTCCCGGTGGGCGGCCAATGCGGCTCTATGGCCGCTGCCAATGGCGTGGCCTAGTACCCGCTCCGATCTAGATAGGCGTCCTCTTGCTCCGTGGTCCGCTTCGTGCCAGGCCGCAGCCTGACGGGCGGCAGACTTCTCCACCGTCTGCGGTTCTCTGCCTCAAGCCGTCGCTGCTCAATCGCCTCGGAGCATTTCTCGGCCGCAATCTCGCCGTCGATCTCGTCGATGTACCGCCGCCACTCGTGGCGGTTACGCTGCGGGTCGTCGCTGAAATGCACAGGCGTGCTCATGCCGTCACCTCGTGCTCAGCGGCCTCGTGGGCAAAGTCCGTTCCGCTGTCGCTCGACTCAATCAGCATCTCGGCGCGGTGCCGCATCAGGGCAACAAGCTCGTCGTGCTCAGCCGGCGTGAAGATGCCTTCGCCGAGCCGGCGATCAACGAGCCGGCGTAGCGTGTCGAGCCCGTCGATGGTGTCGGCCTTGCTGACCGCCAGGCGGGCCTTGCCCATCGGGTCTTCAGCCGTCTTCGGCGGATCTGCCGGCTTCACCACGCCCTCGAGCTTCGGCCGGATGACAACCGGCTCGCGAGCCGGCTCGTAGTCCTGAGCCTCCTCGGCTGTCACCAAGCCCTTGAGCACGTCGGGGAAGGCGTCACGCAGGGCGAAGCCACGGGCACGCAGTTGCAGCATCCGCTTGGGGTACTGCGTCCACGGGCCAGCCTTGCCCCAGAGTCCGGCCTTTTTGGCGTCGGCCACGCTGAACCGAGCCACCGTTGGATTCTCATAGCCACGCCGCTTGGCCTGGCACGTCGCCACCATTGAGTCGCCGTCGCCCTCGATAGACTCGCGGACGTGCTCACAGACGGGCGATCCCATGACGAGGGCCAGCGCTGCGTCTCCCCACACGCTCGGCCGCCCGTTGATGCAGGCAATGCTCTGCAGGCTCTGCATCGGAGACAGCCCCACCTCGCTTCCGTGCTGAATAGCCAACAAGCAGGATTCCGGCTTGTTCTTGAAGTCCTTTGGAGCGAAGTCGCTGGCAGCCACCATCTTGGCGAACCGGTATGCGTCATCGAACGATTGGAGGGCAAGTCCGCCTGCCGGTTGCGTGCTGATTTCTGTGGTCATCGCGTCCCTTTCTGCGTTGTGGAAAATGGCCCGCTCGGCGTCATGCTCTGCGGGTGGTGTTGCGTCCTTGCTGCTGCGGTTCCACCGCACTCCTTCCGGCAACTAGCTCCGCTGGCTGCCGGTCCTGTGTGCCTTTAGTGCGTCACGTCGCCAGCCGACACGGACAGCCACGCCCCTGGCATCTCAATGCTCAGCCGGTCGCCGTCGATGGCGAAGATCCGGCCCGACCACCGCGTGCCGGCGGTGCAGCCGCTGACGAAGTCGCCAATGGCGTAGGTGCGAGGCGAAACCGTCTGCTCGTGCAGGCAGCTCGCGGCGGCGAGGTACTCGTTTTCGTGGGGGCTGCTGTCGTTCGTGGCAATCATCGGGGCTTCTCCTTCGTGTAAGGGGCGCAGTGTACGCCCGTTCATCGGTCAGTCAAACCATTTTTGCGTGCGTGGCGCACGGCAAAAACGACAAGTAGGGGAGTGGAATTGGCGCACAGTAGTGGGTGGCGGTAGCGGTAAACATGGCGAGCAGGATACCGATAGCGGTAAAAGTGTCAACCAAGAATCCGCCACGGCATGGCGGCCAGCAGTTCGAGCAAGTCGTGAAGGGCTCGAGCCGCTGGCGAATCGGTGCCGAGCTCCTGGCCGATGCGGACAAGCACCAGGGCTGGGAGCAGGTCGTTGAGGTGGCGTGTCACGTTGCGGCCCCCATCTGGCAGGCGGTTTCGATCATGCAGCGAATGGCCTCGGTCTTGTAAGACTTGACGGCAGCGTCAAGGCTGGCGAACCGCTTGCCCATTCCACGCCAGGCGCGGTTCATGGCGTTCTGAATCACAACTTGCACGTAGTTCGTCGCACCACGGCAAACGATCACGAGGGCGGCGTGCTTGCCACACTGCATTTCGACGTAAAGGTATTCGTTGCCAAGGGCGGTCTGGCGGCTGGTGTCGAGAATGTTGATGTCCATCGTTTCGTCTCCAGGCTTAAGTGTCGCGGCCCCGTGCCGCGTCATGCCACTAGTTTACCGGTATCGGTAAAGATGTCAACAGGGGATGAAAGATTTTTTGGAAACCCTGAAAACGCCGGTAGTTAGCGGACTTTCCGGCGGCTGGCGGCCTTTTTCGGCTTTGCCTCGGCCTTTTTCTCAGCCTTGCGGACGTTGGAGTGCGGGGCAAGTTCTTTCCGCAAGGCATGGCAGCCCTCGACGCTGACCATCCACGCTCGCTCGTTGGCCTTAAAGCCTGCCAATCGCCCCTCGCGGAGCCGTAGGCGGATAAGCCCATCAGTGCAGCCGACAATCCCTACGGCCTCCTCGACGCTGCACCACTTCCCGTCAGGTGTCATTGCAACCATGCTCCAACTCTACCGCAGCCGGTAGACGTGTCAAACCGCCCAATCGTTGCCACCGCTACGGCTGTCGCCGTATAGTGGTGTACGCAATCTCTAGTGGAGGCGAGGGGAGATGTACTTTTGTACAGTAGTGTACGGTAGACGGCATGGATGCCATGAGAGGAGACAGCCACCATGCCGATGCCGATGCGAGAACTACTCGAGCGATACGCCCTGTTACGCGGTCTGAAAGGCAAGACGGTCAAGCTCTACGAAATGCTCCTAGACCGCCTACAAGCGTTCCTAGGACACGAGCCGACTGCGGCCGACCTCGATGACCTAGTCATCAGCCGCTACCTCCGGTGGCGAGCAGAGACGCCTGGCTGGCGTGGTCGGCTGCCCAGTGCGGCCAGCGTCCGCAAGGACCGCGTGATGCTGGCCGCGATCTGGACCTACGCGGCCCGCAAGAAGATCGCCGCCGAGTTTCCCGAGCTCCCAAAGGTCAAGGTTCCCAAGCGCCTGCCTACCGGCCGCGCCTACACAGCAGAAGACGTGTCCAGACTGATACGTGCCGCTCGGCATCGCAGGGGGCTAGTAGGCGGCCTGCCGTCCGCCTGGTGGTGGCAGACCATCCTCTACGCCATCTACTGCACTGGCGAGCGTCTTGAGGCCACCATGTCGCTCAGGTGGGCCGACGTGGATCTAGAGCGGTGTCGGGTCGTTTTTCGAGGCGAGCACCGCAAGGGCGGCACCAGAGACATTGAGCGGCAGATTACGCCGCAGCTGGCCGCCATGATGGCCCTGCACCGCCGCAGCCCTGATGACCTAGTTTGGCCTTGGGATCGACGCAGCCGCTGCCAGTGGGCTTCTCTCAGGATCCTGTGCCGGATAGCCGGCGTGCAGTACCGAGGATTCCACGGCCTGCGTCGGACGGCCGCGAGTTACGCCGCCCTAGCCGGCGGAACGGCGGCAGCCACGCAGCTGCTCGACCATTCGGACCCTAATCTCCAAAAAGTTTACGTGGACCCGCTCATTTGCCCTACGGACTCCAGCAGCATCGCCGGACTGCCACCGCTAGACCTTGGCGATCACGGGCCAGGCAAGCCTCGCTGAGCCGAGCAAGCGGGGAGGCGACGGCGAAAGGAGGAAACCGCCGCCTGCGACCCGCCGCCCGGCTCACGGATACCACGGCCCGACAAAGTGCCGATGCTCCTCGGCTCGTGCCTGCTCAACCGCCGCCTGGTGCTTGAGCCGACTGACCTCAGCGAGCAGCCGCAGCGCGTCGGCCGCGAGCGTGCCCGAGGTGCCGG